TAAATCCGGAAAAACCAGACGTGCCGCTTAACAAAAACGATGCGTTTCAAAAAGTACAAAAACGACGCGTACAAGAAAAAAGGTGAGCGCGGTCCTATTCAGCATGATCAAAGCCCACCGTTTTTCTTTCACTTGAACCCTCTTTAAATGGCTTTAAAATATCATTTAAAAGCCATTGCAGATTCAAAATAATTCACTATCTTTATGCAATGTTAGGCTGCTATACCTGACACCTCATCCGGCTTTGTGTACAGCATCATGTCTGTATATTTAGCTTGATAGTTTACGCTTGCACTAAACTCCACTTTCCTGCATTCCTTGAATGGGCTGCCGACAAATGGGTTTCGGTCCATCCAGTCGCACAGTTCTAAAATGGAGGACTTGTTCGAGGTGAAGTACACGAACGAATGCCCTTTCAGAACGGTTAGTACATCCAGATAGTCAGCCAGACGCCAGAACATCTTGTAAGTACCCACCTCGGTGGAGAGGTACGGCGGATCAACCAGGAACACCACACTCGGAACATCTTTGTAACGTTTGAATACTTCCTTGTAGTCTTCGCTGGTTATAGTCAGTCCTTCCAGATAATCCTTTGCTTCGGGATAGTCTGTCTGCCGAATCCTATTGTAGATGGCTTCTTTCTTCATTCCTTCCAAACTGGTCACATATTTCATGGCGAACAACAAGGATGCGGAAACCGTGATATAATCCACGTAGCCGTGCTCTTTTTCTTCCCTCTCAATACGGGCAAACATTTTATCGCGAACCTCCCCGGTTATACGTTTATTTCTGGGTTCCCCTTCAGCTATCCGGCGCAAATCGGATAACAGCACATTGGTGGCTGGGATATTCGCAAGCCTCCGGCGGTAGTTGTCGAAGTCGTTATACACAACGGCGGCATCAAGCCTGACACATTTGGTAATATGTGACAGCAGGCCCGAGCCGCCAAATAGGTCCACAAACACGGTGCTGCCCGGGAACTGTCCCAGCACCCTGATAAAATCCTTCGCAAACATGCGTTTCTGCCCCACGAAAGGAAGCGGGGCGGACAAATACATCTTTTTCATTTCATTCTGCTTTAAAACGGCCGCAAAGGTCCCCAGAATAAACGAAAAACAGCGGGAAACATGAACTGTTCCCGCTGCAAGACATATACAGCAAACTACACGTTCAACCCGAAGCGGACCGTCTCGTCACCGGCGATCAGCGCACGGGTGCCCGGGATATTATTCTCGTAGATATGTACATTGCCCAGGTAGAGAGTGATCGACTTCAAGGGAAGTTCTATCTGCCGCGCCATCAGGTACAGGTGGTAAATATCGGAAGGCAGCCCGAGGTTCGCGTCACTGCTACGCTGGTAGGCGGATAGAACCAGTTCACCGCCATCTAACTGGAACTGTACCAGACTCAAACAGGGTGCCTGGTTGCTCTCGGCACCGGTTTCGCCCAGGAAAAGCACGTAGTTCTTGCTGTTGCGCCTCTCCCGGTTGATTTTCGCTATCAACGGAGGCAGCTTCTCGAAATAGGTCGGGTAACTGTTCACCAGGATGGAGCCGCAATAGTCCCACCAGTTGATGCCGGCCTCCCGGTACTTCTCCACGTTGCGCTCACCCTGCATAAATAACTGCAACTCGCTGCGGAGCTTCTTGCGGGCGATATTATGCCCCTCGAATATGTCAAGCAGGTCCGCCGGTGTCAGCGAGAGCTGCTCGTTCAGAAGGTATTGTATGTTTCCCTTCTTGTTGGTCTGTGTTTTTCCCGTGGCAAGAATCTTGTCCAGGATACGATAATACTTGTTCATAGCCATTTCCTCCTTCTAAAATTGAAACACCCTAAAGATAAGGGGAAACGACACTCCCTACGACATAAAACAGCACGTTCACACTGCAAGCGTCTTGCAGTCGCTCTGAAACCGCTTCACCAGGGCATAAACCTTGCGCTCGCTCACCGAATATTTCTCGGACAGTACGGCCACGACATACGAGACTTTTTCACCCTGATCCAGCAGGCGAGTATAATCCGCATACAGGTCGATATACCGGGCATCTTCCAGACGGATACCGGCTGCCTGAAGCCTTTTCAACAGCTCCCGGTTAAAGTTTAGTATCTCAATCACTTTCATACAACAAAAAATTTATATCTTTGCATCGCCAATCATTTTTTTAAGCAACAAAAATCGCAGAGTCGCGGCAGAGGGCATTTGCCCCCGGTCGCGCGGCTCTGCGTTTCATGTTTATAAAAGTGATTGGCGTTACTTTTTAACAGGCCGGGGGCTTTTTTCTTATCCTCCCCCGAAGGATTTATTCCACCCGGTACTTCTCCGGATCAAAAGCGTCTTTCTTCCTCCAGCCGTCAGACAGCGTGTCCTGAACATGCTTCATGGCTTTCGTGTAGAAATCGGTCAGTTCCTCCAGTGTGACGAACTCCCGATATTGGGGAACCTCATCCGTACCGAACTTGAATGTCACGGGAAGCGTAGCACCACCAGTCTGTACGGCCAGATCATACGCTGCCTTATAATTGAACTGGTTTTCACTTGACAGCCATACCGGCATACCTTCATAGAGAAAGCCGGAAAGTATCTCACGGTCAATTTGCTCATTATACCAGTCTGTAATGACGGACTTTATAGTATCCATGTGAGGTCTGCCGACAAAGCTTTCCTCCATGTAGGAGGCGAATCCGTCTTCACGTTCCTGCACATCCCAGCGGATGCGCCATCTGTTGCGTGCCGGGCTCACGCACTCGATCAGTCTTATCCCGGATGTTCCTTCTACCCGTTTCATGTAAATATGTATTTAGTTCGACCCTTGCCGAAGGTTTCCGTCTTGATGGTGGTCTCGAACGGGAAGCCGTCGGGCATATCCTTCACTTGCAAGAGGATGTTCTTCATCTCCTCGCTGTTGGTAAAGAACTTTTTCGGTTCGCCGTTCATCTCAATGGCCACGATACAGCGGTCCTCGCCCTGTTCGGTCTTGATGCCCGTCTCAAAGTCCTTCACCACAATCGGTAAGTTTACCAGCTCCCGGATGCTTACCACCACCCCGGGAAAACGTTTCTTGCCGTCCTCCGGCTTGTAGGAAACGTTCAAGTCTTTAAATGATCTCATGTCTTTGCCTGTTAATTTTTTAAACAACGTATGACAGTCGGCGTGCTTGGCCATCCCGTAGAACGACGCTATCAGCTCACGCCTCCTTCTTCTCGATTTTACCTCGTGCATTTTTCGGGCGAACTTCTGCTTGATGCGCTTGCGAAGGCGGACATGGTCCGCACCGAAAGTCACATACCCCAGAAAGTCGATGCCCTCGCCCGGCGGGAACACGCGCTCGTTCCCCTTCACCAGGAGACCGGCACACTCCATGCGCCCGTGGACGGCATCACGAATCTTCCACAGTTCCGCTTTCGTTTTACCCAGTACGACGCCGTCATCACAATAGCGGTAGAAATGACGCACGGCATACCTGTCCTTCAGATAATGGTCCAGATACACAGACAAAAGCAAATTACCCAGCCCCTGCGAGCTGCGCAGGCCGATACTCAGACCTTCAGGCATCAGGCGGATAAAGCTCTCCAGCATGGTCACGAGCTTTGCGTCCTTGAACACCCGGCTGACGCAATACATCACAAAATCCTGCTTCACGCTCTCGTAGAATTTGGTGATGTCAAACTTGTAACAGTAACGTGTACCATCAGGGTCTTCGGCCATGTCACGGCGGACATACGCCAGGAGGTCGTGCATCCCCCGTCTCTTGATACTGGCGGAGGTGGTACGGATGAAACGTTTCCGCAGATGGCGGTCCACCACCGCCATGATGGCATGCACGGCGATGCGGTCCTTCATCGGGATCACCTGAATGCGGCGTAGCTTGCCGCCCTCGATGATCTCGCGTTCACGGTAGTCCTTCACGCGGAAAGTACCGGATGCGATCTGCGCGGCCAGCTCCTCCAACACCTCGGGCTTATGCGCGAGCAGATAGCACCCCTGGCGGCTGCGTTTACGCTTGCTGCCGCGAAGGACCTGCCGGAAGGAAGCCTCCATGTTGGAAGGCTCGACGATCTCCTCGATGATATACCCAACCCTGCGCATAAATTACTGTTTATTGCTTTTAATACGGGGCCTTCAATCCCCCGGGCCCGGCTTCTTCGAACCGTTTCCGGCCTACCAAACCCTACCCGACACTTTATTTTTCAGTTTTCCGGCCCTTACGGACCGCTGTTACTGCGGCTTGCCCCCCTCGGCACCACGGTGGGGACAAGTCCCCGGTGTTGTACGCCGATTAAAATTTCTTTTCGATTGTTGTTCAGACGAGAACCGATGTTCGGGTTCGTATTCGAGAAATCGTTGTTCGCATTCGACATCGAGACACCGCCATTCGGGTTCGCGTTGTTGTTGCCACGATAAACCACACGGCTTATGGGGAAGCGCCACCTTTCAATTTGAATGCAAAAGTACGATTTTTCATAAATTATTATTTAACAAACTGGTACAAAACCAGAAAACAAAAATTTTTCGACGGGCTTACGCCCGTAAAGAACGGTGTTCCCCTTGCTCGGGGAACACCGGACGTTTTGTCGCTTCGCTCCCGCTTTGACGCTTTGCGCGGCCGATCATGCTACTTCGCTTATCGACTTGAACGCAGCGGCGCTTGCCGCCTTGACGATCCGGCCGCGGAAGGCCAGACGAGAACCGATGCCCGGGTTCGTATTCGAGAAATCGTAGCTCGCATTCGACATCGAGACACCGCCATTCGGGCTCGCGCTGTTGTAGCCACGATAAACCACACGGCTGGCTGCGGTGGATATGTAGTAGATATCACAGTAGTGTGTCGAGGAAGAACCCGAAACGGAACCCACAGGAATCACATCCATGTACTTGCCATGCGCTATGGCCGTTATCCATACGCCCGAACTTGTACAACCTTTCACCATGCGGGTCGTGCCGTCAGGCATCCAGATGCGCCATTTGCCGGCGTTGCCGCTGTCATTGGGAAGGTCCACACCGTCCATCATGTCATATTTATGCCCGTAGATATCCTCATAGCCAAGGCAACAGATATTGTTCACCTGCGTGACAGTGGCACCGCCGTAATCGTCCTCACCGCGGTACCAGGCATACTGGTGCACGACACCGTCGATAAGCGAGTTCGTAACGTTGGGATTGATACCGTGTGCCTCTTCGTAACCGATGGTATCGGTCATGCCGCGCGAAGCGGTGCCGCCGGTGACGCGGTTGTTCGTATGCTGGCCACCACCACATTGTTCCTGGCTGTCACGACGGCCATACTTCGCATAAAACAGATTGGCGATACGAGAGTGCATCAGCGCGTCAATCTGCTGCATCCCGCGCTGGACAGAGTAATAATGGAAGTCGGCCCAGCTCATGCTCGCGGTAGTGCTGCCGCCGGTGATACAAGCGCGCAGCTTGCTGCCGACGACGCTGCTGCCGACAACCGCACAAAGATGCTCGTCGTTGGCAACCCAGTCGGGTTCCATGTCCTCGATCCGGTCGGAGTTGGAAAGAACTACCTTGTCGAACTCCGCGGTGTTCAGTATGGAGAAATGCAGCGCAGTGGCACCGGCAGGAACGTCGGCGATCAGGTACATGCCCGCCTCGAACTTGTTGGAGAGGGTCGGAACTACAATGGAACTGACAACGGCACCGGTATTGTCAGTGAATACGCTGCCCACAAGGTTAGTACCGGGAACGCTCGGGAAACGCACGCGCTTGTGACCGCTGACGTTTACCTTGCAGACGGAATACGTGGTGTCGGTGCTGTAGCTGTTCGCAAGCGTGTCCTTGCCGCTCATGATCTTACGGCCGTTCAGGTAGCCGCCCGCCCCTTTGATGTCATCCAGCGTGAGGACATCGGCATCTGGGACGGAGGGCATGTCATCCTTGCCTTTGCTGCTGTAGCAGGAGTAATGCTTGCCGTTCAGGTGATCGTTGACGCCCTTGCTCCAGAAAAAAGGCTCGAACATCATCCAGTCACCCTCGCTGCCGTCAAGTTTGGCCGTGCTGCCGTCGGCGTAATAGTTGGAGTTGCTATCGTCCAGCGGGTAATAGGTCATCTCACCGTCCGGGTTGTTCACCGTCGTATCGACATTCGCGATGGTCACGTTGCGGGTCGTGGGCTTCCGCGTCATTTTCGCAAGTACACGGTGACGCTGTTTTAGAATGGCGGAGATATGCCCGCTCGTCCTGTAAGGCGTACCGTACTTGTAACCTGTCCTGTTGTCCGGGTTACTGATATTGGCATCATCGGCCACATCGTCGTCGGACTCGATCATCGTGTATTCGGGCTGGAGGATATTCAGCTCGGGAAAATGGGCTTTCAGGGCCGCATACTTTTCGTCCTCGATGTAATTGGTAAGATATACCGTACCAACCAGCGCGCATGTGTCAGTAGCGTTGCCTTCAGCGTCCACGCCGCCCATCTTCACGAAACGGTTCAGCCACGTGCCGTCGTCCTCACGGTCGATACCGGTCACACGGATACGCTCCACGCCGGAACAGCGGTTCAGAAGGGTTTCCCAGTTCAGTCCCGGACAGCCGTCCACGATAAGCGTCTTCACCTTGCCATAGCTCTCCAGTGTGAGGCCGCCCGTAGTCAGTTTGCCCAGGTATTCCAGTTTCAATACGGTCAGTGTGCCGGGGAGCCAGGCTCTCGTCAGAGGGGCACCCTTGGCGAAGGTCACGCTCTGAACCTGCGTGCCACGCGCGTCAAGCTCTTCCAGTTTCGTCTGGTTGCTGAAGTCGAGCTCGGTGCTGGTGTTGCTGCTGGTCTTGGCCTGGGCCTGGTTACGCACGTTCACCTTGCGCAACTGGCGGCAGCTGCCGAGATTCAACCACCAGCCCGTCGAACCGGTGGAGGGGCTTTGCAGGTTCAGTTCGCGCAGTACGGTGCACTTGCCAAGGTCCAGCCCGTTCTTCAGGCGGTCCGAGGCGCCGGTCATGTCAAGCACCCTCATGCGGCTCGCCCCGTAGATACGCAAAGGGTCGTTTACCGTATAGGCGCCCGTGATTTGCAGGGTGGCAACCTTGCCGCCCTCCACGATGCCGGTATTGGATATGTTCGGGCTGTTGTTCGTGCCGTAACCGAAGGCGTAAACCTCGCCCGCCGTAATCTTCACTACGTCGGCGGCATCGGAGGCGGTACGGGCCATATAAAGGTCGATGTTGTCACTCGTGAAATTGCTCGTGCCGTATTTGGCGTCCAGAAGGGCGAAACGGTTCCTCACGAAATAACCGCGGTGCGCAGAGTTGCTTCCCTGAAGGGCGTAGATGAACGGCCATTTCTTGCCGTAAACCTCCTCCATGTTCGGGCGGATGTATTTCAGGTAACCGCTCTTGTTGTACGCACGGTCGCTCCAGTTACCCGCCTGTTCCACGTCAAGCATTGACAGCACGCGGTCGACCGTCATTTTCGCGCGGTAAGCGGCGGCGCAGGTTTTCAGTTCGTCCTGAAGGTTGGCCAGGACAAGGTTCCAAAGCCAGCTCTCGCGACCCTCGAAGGCGTATTTCCCGGCTTCCGCGTCCCACGTGTCACGGTCGAGCGTGTAGTCGTAGGCAAGGAAACAGTCGTTTCTCTTACCGAGCTGCGTGTCGCCGTCATAGTAGGTGGTGTACCAGACCAGGCCGTCCCAGGTACGCAGGAGGATGTTCTTCGCACGCTGGTCCACGCTCGCGAAATAGTCCGTGTGGACGTAATAGGTCAGCAGGTGGTCCACGTCAAAATACTGCCCGACCTCCGTCTTGAACTTTTCACTCACGAAGGTGGTCAGGTCATCCGCGGTGGCGTTTGCCGGGACACATGAACGGACCCAGCCGAAAAGACGTTTCAGCGCGGACTGCTGGGCCGAGTCCAGGCCGGCCCATTTCACGTCGTCCGGATAGTTCGTTTCAAGGCCCGCGTCGAAACCGGCGGCAAGGTCCGCATCACTGGAGCTCTGGAAAAGGCAGACCTTCTCACCGTTGTTCAGCGTCTCCAGCGTCATCGGACAGGCAGGGGTGTAACCGTCGAGCCCCTCCATGCCGAATAACCGGCCGCTTTTGCTCTTTTCGTTATTAAAGTTATACTGCCCGTAATAAGTACTCTCGCCATCGGCAGTCTCGGCACTGAACACATCGATGGGGAAACCGTCAATGCTCTGGCGGATTGTGACCGCGTTCAGGTCGCCGCCCGCCTGTTCCAGCTGGTAACGTTGCGGAGGGGTCAGCAGGCCCAGTTCCAGCATCACGCCGTTGTACAGTTTCGCACCGCCCGTATTCAGGGACATGGAAGAGTCGGAGTAGTCGGACTTCATGCAGAAAAGGTCCATAGCAATGCTGCCGGGACGCATCATGTACCTGTTGCCCCCAAGGGGATCCGGGACGCCATTGACCTCGAAACTGAGGTTCGCGCCGCCCTTGGTATAGTAAATGCGGATGTTCTTGCTCGGGTATTTCGTGGAACTGGTACCCTGGATGCGGATATAGCAGTCACGAAGCACGAAGTCGTACTCCTTGCCGAAAGGGGACCAGAAATAGACGTCGGCGATGAAGTCGGTCTTCTTGTTGTTCGTCTCGTTCACCTCGTCAAGACCGCCGGCGCGAACGATACGCATCACGCCCTTACCCTTGGCGCGCAACTTGTCGATATCAACGTCGCCGCTGCCTCCCAGGATGTCGTTCTCCTCGTACAGGCGCATCATGTCGTCGCTGCTGTCGGCGTCCACCATGCGGTTGTCCAGGAGCTCGTCGTCACTCAGGGCACGGTTGTAGATACGGATGTTCTTCAGCTCCACGTCGGCGGACGAGCTGTCAATGGTGATGCCCGCCGGGTTGTCCTGGCGGAAATAGTAGCTGTTGTCGTAGATGTCAGCGCCGGCACGGTTGCCGTTCACGTAAAGTTCCATCAGACGGCCGTCGCCACGCCGGCCGATGACGAAGGCGACTTTCAGCCACTTCTCGGGGGCGAACTTCGTGCCGATCTTGATTTCACGGCTCGCATCCTCGCCGTCCTCGTTCGTATAATGCAGGATCGTGCCGGTCTTGACGCTCGCCTCCTCGCTCGTGATGCTAAGGCCTTTACCGTTATCCATACAGCTGATCACTTCAGCCTGGCGGTCCGTCACCCCCGATACACGGAACTCCATCTCGATGGTCGCACCGGTGGCACCGGCATCATCCTTGAAAAGGTGGTAGCCGATAACGGCCTTCGCGCCCCCGGTCAGTTTAAGGCTCTCACCCGTCCAGCCGTTAGAACTCCAGTCGAAGCCCTCGAAGGTGGTCTTCACGCCGTTATACTCCCAGTGGGCCGGATCACTCTCACCGTTACTGCGTCCGGAGGGGCTCAGCTTCACCTGGAGACCGTAGGTTGTCTCGCTGATATCGATGCCGCTATCGGCCACGTCGATGTAGAAAGTGTAGGCGGTAGCCCCGACCTTCAACTGCATCTTTTGGCGGCCTTCTTCAGTGAAGCGGTTCCGGTAGGTCTGGGCCGTACGGGGGACGCTCACCCTTTGGAGGAGCGCGTCGTTCCGGTAAATGTCCACACTCGCCGGGGTGGTACCCGGGTCATAGGCGGTAAATTTGAACTCGCAGTTCTCGTACCGCCCCACCTCGATGACCGGGGAAAGGTGGTCGGCACCAGTGAAGATGCGGCCGTCCCGGTGGGTGACCATCAGACCCACGTAGGGGGCGCTGCTGCCGCTCTTCAGGATATCGATATAAATGCTCTCGCTTTTGAGCGTCAAGCCGTCACCGGCATCCATCTCGGCAACCATCTGGACGGTATGACGCCCCACCGCCAGGGAGGACATGGAGAGGGGGAAACTGCTGTTCGTGGTACCGCTACGGGTCACAGTATGGGCATTCTGTTGCTTGCCGTCAACGTACAGCGTCACCACTTTCGTTCCCGTACCACTCACGGCGTAGGGGATGTTCACGGTCTCCTGCGCGCCATAGCCACCGGAACCCAGCCCGGAGGCGATATTGTAGCTGCTGGAAAGGGACAGGGTCACGCTCCGCACGCTCACATAGGCCTGTCTCTTCTGCGCCTTCCCGGTCACTGGGTCGGTGGTCTCGGCTATCACATAGATATCGCTCGTGCCGGCAAGGAGGTATTTCGTAAGATCGAGCGTGTACGTGCCCTTGCTCACGTCCTGGGAAGTCTCCGAATAGGTGGTGGTGGCACCACGCTTCACCTGGACGGTAATTTTCGCTTTCTGACCGGTACTCTCGCCCTTCTCGTCACCGCTGCCGTACTGGTGGTCATAGGTATAGGTAAGCCTTACAGTGTCACCCTCTTTGACGGTGGGCTTGTCCACGTCCGCGCCCAGAATGATTTTCGTGGTGCCGCCCTCCCCACCGCTACCGCCACCGCCGGCGGGGATGTCGAAACCGGTCACCTCGACACCGCTTTTGTTCTTCAGGCTCACGTGGACGGTGGTCTCGTCATCACTCAGTTCGGCGGAACTGTCGAAGATGGTACTGGCTTCCACCTCGCCCAGTTTCGCCGCCACGGCGCGGTTCTCGACCGGGTTCGTGCTTTCGGCGTTCAGGCTCTCGTCCACCTCCACCTTCTCGATGGTCAGGCTCACGTTGCCCTCCGCGTCAGGGATCTGCTTCTCACCGTTCACCGTCAGGCTCTTCATCGTGCCGGCACCGCCGAAGTCCTCCCAGCTTGCGGGCTGTTCCCATGCCGTCAGGCTTGTACCTACAAATTGTTTCGTCTCCCATCTGCCCTGCGCGGCCTCGTAGGTGATGCAACGGCCCTTGTGCCGGTATTTCACGTTTACGGCGGTGATGGCCGTCTCCAGGGTATAGTAACCGTTCTCCAAGGGAACCTCCTCCGTCACGTTGTACGTGTTGCCGCCGCTCCCCGTACCGCCGGGAATGTCGGTGGAGGTGATTGCCTGCCCGTTACGGCCCAGGATGGTCAGCTTCACCGTGTCGTTCTTCTCGTCAGGGACGGCTGTCATGCTACCAACCAGGCTGCCGTCCACGGCTGCGGCGGCATCCTCCGCCTTCTTGGCGGCGGCGGTGGCCGTACCGGCAGCGGCATTGGCGGTTTCAGCGGACCTGTTTGCGGTACCGGCGGCGTTCGTCGCGGTCTGGGCCGCATTGGTGGCGCCGGTCGCGGCATTATCGGCCTTCGTGGCGGCAGCGTTAGCCACCGCCGCCGCGTCCTCCGCGGGTTTCCGGAGCAACGCAACCGGCGCAAGCACGACCTCCTGGCCGCGCATCGCAGGAAGGCTCTTGATATTGTCCAGCGAGGTGACCTCGGCCAGTTCATCGACACTCTGGCTCTCAGACTTGATGGAGTTCAGGATGTCCTTCTTCAATTCGTTCTTTTCCGATTCTGTCAGTGCCATAATTTATTCCTCCTTAACTTCTTTATTGATGTCCAACTGTTCGTAAAGGCCATCAATGACGCCGGGAAGGCAGAAATTCTCCGCGACACGACGGATAATATCCACTTCGCCCTCACTGTATTCTTCTTCGCCTTGGCTTTCGTAGATACGGAACGCCAGGGCGTGTGCCTTGATACCACCGACACGGCAGTAAACCAAGTCGGCGAACTCTTCACGCACGTCGCCGGTTTCCTTTTTCTGCCGGCTGATGCCGGTGTACTTGCTGAAATGCTTGAAATTTAACTTTGCCATATATGATTGTTTTAACGATGAATACTCACTGTATAAGCGTTATACTCGGCGGCGCTGTATGTCAGAAGAACCTCGACCACGTCCCCATTGCCCATGTTCCAGTAACCCGTGTTCCCGAAATTATTGTCACGGAAATATGGGTGCTGGGCATTATCGACTGAGGAACCATTCACCGTGAAGTCACCCGTACGACCGTAAAGTCTCACATCCGAACCCGAACGCTTCACAACAGTCAGACGGACAGCAATGTCCTCGGTCGAAGTGCTGCTCATGCCCAATGATAAACGGAGTTCCGCAAGACGGGGAAGCATCAGCACGCAGTCACCATAATTGCCGCAGACTTCCACATACTTGCCACGATTAAGATTGATATACTTGGCTTCTTTCGCCTGGCTGAACTCAATCCAGTTCAGGCGGAAGCCCTCCACTACACCTTTCAGGATACCGTCACCCGTCCCGACAAACGCGTAGTTACGGTTCGAAAGGCTGTTCTGCACACTGAAAACCAGGCCATAGTTCGGAAGGTATCCGGACTGCGTGTTCACGAAACGGCCAAGGATATCGGTACCAAGGTCATTGTAACAGCCGATGAGTGCCTGCATGTTGTCACCCTTGAAGCCAATCATGCTGTTATAAAGGAACATGCCGCTGCCACCGCCGTCCTTGTCGATACCGATACGCCCGTAAGAAATCGAGAAGCCGCCGATCTTACCCGTATCCGCGTCAATCTCGCCCGTGAACTTCCCGTTTTTCGCCTCGATACTCCCGTCCTCCAATATCTTGAAGTTCTCGTTGGCTGTCACAAGTCCCTCCAGCTTGATATGGTCGCCCGTCAGCTTCACCACGCTGATCTTGTTCCCGTCGGCATCCGTTTCGTCCACGCTCACCCCGATAAGCGCCAGCTTGCCGTCAGCGTCCTGGGCGTAGATGCCCGCACCTTCAGGTTTCACAACAAGCCCGGTTTCCTGCAGGAAATTCTCGTCCCTGTCAAAGACAGCCGCCGATATCTTCACCAGACGCTCCGACTGCTCGAAAAGTGTTTTATAACGGTGCGTCAGCGATTCCACGCGGTCGGTAGAGAGTATGAGCATATACAGGTAGATGTCCCCGGTGAAAGACAGCTTGAAGTCTCCCGTACCGTTCCAAAGGCCGCTACAGGTATATTGCACGTAGCCGTCAGTCGCGGGCAGTTCCTCTTCCACTTCCATGCTGTTGAAGTTGGCGAACCCCGTCTTGTCAACACCCACGAACTCCACCCGCAGGGTTCCACCGACCGCACAACGGTAAAAGAAGGTCAGGTACACCGGGACGGCTTCCTTCTCCCCGCTGCCGTTTTCAGGCATGGAGGGGATGCTTTTCAGGTTCGCGCGTTTCTGTAAGATGTACTTGTTACGAATACGCACGACCTTACGGCCGTCATCCTCGGTCACACTCGCGCCGTCACCTTTCTTCGTCAGCACGTTGCCGTTCGCCCAGACCCACCGGTTCCCCACAAGGAAGAACACCGTCTCGTTCTCCGTGTTCCATTTCATAAGGCCGTCGTCAAAGGCGGGGTTATTCAGGTATCCGCGGTCGGTGGCGAAGTCCTGGCGCAGGGCGGTCACCACACTGGTGATACGTCCCTCGACGATCTCGAATTTTGTCTTGATATCCTCGCCTGTCACCAAAAGGAATGTCCCGCGCAGGTAGGCGTTGTCGCTGTAAAGGCCGTTGCCGTGCGGCTGGTTGTCGGCGGGGAACCAGTCGTCGCTGATGCCGTCCAAGTTACCCAGGCGGGCACGAAGGCAGCCGGTGAAGTTTTTCGCCTTCACGCCGTCCATCACGTCCATGCGGGGCTGCCCGTCCTCGGTGGCGGATATCAGGATCAGGTTCTGGCGCAACGGGTTTTCCGTATTACCCATCAGCACACATTCGTCACCGGGGGCAGGAAGGGAAGTTCCGAACTCATCCACGCCCACGAGAATGGAATCACCCTCCACGCCGGCAACCTCCACCCAGTAGCCTTTCAGGTTCCCGCCGGTAAACGTGGCGCAGCGCATCAGGTCATGCGCCCGGAAGGTATTCGCCTGCTCGAAGGTGATTTTATAAAAGCCGTCCTCCAGAACGGCGGTCTTTATCTTGCCATTGGCGGCGGACACACAGAGCTGGCCGCCCACGCTGCGAACCTTCTCGATAAGCAGTTCCAGCACCACCATGACCTGGCGCACCGTCAGCTTGTCGATGGTAAGGTGCGAAAGGGCGTCCTCCATCCACAACCGCCAGCCCTCACCTAAAAGCCCGTCCACGAACTGGGGGCTGCGCAGAAACTCACGCACGACAAGCGTCAGCAGTTCGGCGTTGCCCTTGCCATCGATGCCGCCGTTCTCCTCCTGACCGATACCGATACCTTCCTCAAAGGTGATTTTCTTTTTCGCACGGTCAGCCTTCTTCTTGCTCAGGTGCTCGGCCTGGCTACGGCGGGCCGAAAAAAGGTTGTTGTCGGTGGGAAGCGTGTTATCCCAACTCCTTATGATGTCGGGAAGGTTCGAACCGACCGTTTTCGTATAATTCCTCACCTCCTCGATACTGCCCTTCAGGCTTTCCATCACACCGGTGGAAAGCGCGTCACCGATTTCGAGGTCCACCTGCGAGGGAAGCGCCACCTTACGCGTGATTTTCGTGATACGGCTGGAACGGAAACCCGTTTCCGGGAAATATTCCGCGCTCTCCAGACGTACACGGCGGCCGGGATAAAGGTCTATCTTGTTACGCTCGACATACACGTGGTCCGTCGGCCCCTTGTACACGGAAACGTCGATGGCATTCTCCAAGTTGTATTTGTTCACCGCCGTCAGGTATTCCTCCTCGGCAAGCGCGTAGTATTCGTCAGGCATGCGGATATTCCAGAGGATATACCTGTCACCGGCTTTCGGTATGAGATTCCCACCGGGAAGCTGCGTGTCGTCGTCATACGGCCAGATAGTGATGATCTCGAACTCGCGCGTGTCGCTGTCGAAGTTCACCTCGAAATAGTAGGTGCCGTCCTCTTCCTCGCCAAGGCCGGCAAGTTCGCCCCCTTCCTGGAAGGAGACGCGTTTCACCTTGCCGGCAAGTTCGTAGGTGTTGGGATCGAAGTTCAGCGTGTCATCCCGGAAATACCAGATCACGAACGGGTGGCCGTCCTCATCCGTCACCTGCGCACTGCGCACCGAAGTCACGGTACCCACACGCCGGGGATAGATATCCGCGAAGGCGTCCTTCTCGTAATGATGGTGGATGCCGTGCTTTTCCGTGTTCACATCCACGTATTTAGCACCGTCTGGAAGTTGCAGCCGGCTATGGCCGTATTTTTCCGGGTCAATGTTCCGGGAACTGCCGACCGGAAACAGACGGGTGTAGAACTTCGCGCCGTCGGCCTTGTCGCGGGAGAGTTCTGTCAGGCCTTTCCCGTATGCCAGGGAAATCTCCTCACCATGTTCGCAACGGCAGAGGTTCACAGTCTGGCCTTCTACCCACCACTCGGCACCCGGCACCTTGCCGGCGAGTTCCTTCAGCGCGTCGGGGCAGTACTTCCCCTCGTAGTCGATGACCACGTTCTCGGTGCCTTCCACGCGGCCCACCTTCCAGTCGGTGACACCGCCCATACCGTCATTGATAGATTTCACGATCAGCGCCATGTGCTCCCGCGGCGGGGCGGTCAGCGTGAACACCGGTTCCGGGTCGCCATCCACCACATTCAGGACAAGAAAACGTCTCATCAGGCTCTCGATGCCATAGAACTTCACGTCATATTTCCACTCCTGCGTGTTGCGTTCGTCCGGCAGGTACCGTTCCTGAAGCCAATAACGCTCGCCCTCGAAATCCACGTAGTCGTTCACCTCCAGCGCCACATACTCGTACAGGGTGAAGGAGAGCGTCAGCACGTTGTCCGACTGGATCGCCTTCACCTGCGTTGAGCTGTCGTCCGGGGAAAGGACCGCCTTCGCCTGCCTGTTACTGTCATATACCGTTAAAAGCATGTTCGAATGGTGTTTAAATGATAGGTTCGGGTTCACGGAATTTCACCTTGAAGCGGCCGGCCTGCACGCCTTCCCGCCAAAGGTAGGTCAGCGGGGTGAAACCGGGACACTCCAGGTAATGCACGCGTAGTGTCAGATCCAGCTGCGGGAGATACAGCGAAAGCCACCCTTTATCACCGGTTTTCAGGAAGGAGATGAAGGACATGTATTTCTTCAGCCATCCCCCTTTGTCCGGGGCGTAAAGTGCAAAGGTCAGCGTAATGTCCCGCGCCTCGTTGGCCACTGCCAAGCAGTCGGAATATTTTTCACCGTTCTCCTCGCGTATGTCCACGGCGGTGTGCGCTTTCGTCTTGCTCGCGGCAAGGATGGCCTTCAGGTTGTCACGCCCGCCGCGCTTCTCTTCGGTCAGGAATACGCCGTATTCCGTCCAGATATCGGTGCCGTTCACAAGGAACAGGCCGCCCATGATTGGTTCCATGCTCATGATGATTTCATTCTTAGTCCGTCACGTATGATTCGTTTTATATCTTCCTTTATCTCGTTGAGGAAACCGGCGCTTTTACCGGTATTCTCCGCGATCTTTGCCAGGTGGCCCTCGGCGCTGGCCATGCGGCCCGCCACGTCCTCGGTCTTCTCGTCAATGCTCACCCAGTGGTTCAGCCCCGAGGTGAACATGCCCTCCAGCTTCGTGCCCTGGTCCTGTGACATGGCTGCGAAGCCGCCGGCGCGGCCGGTCTGCGTCGTGGACTTCCCCTCCTCCGTAATGCCGGCAGTGTCAAACATCTCCTCCTTCTTGGCACGGGCACGCTCGAAAATATCACTGTAACGGCCGCGCAGGGTGTCGGCTTCCTCCTTTGACAGGATGCCGTCGCTCATGAACTCCGCGAACGTCTCCTGCCATTTCTTCAACTCGTCCGAATAGGTGCCGTTCACGATGGACTTCAGGATGGCGTTCTCCATGAACTCGTCCACGCTCGCGATCACGTCCTTGGAGTCCGTCTCGAAATCCTTCAAAAGGTCCTTCATACCGCCGCGGATACCGTCGAAAGAGGTGTCCGTGATGGCTTCCTGCCATTGCTGCTGGAGTTCCAGCAGCGTGTTCGCGTCAGAGACGTACTCGTCAAGCCACTCGCTTTGGTCGTACTTGCCCGAATGGAGCTTCTCCCAGATGTCGGGAAGTTCCTGGAGCCGGGCAAGCTCCTCGGGGGAAAGCCTCCAGAGGGAACCGGTATCACGCACCGATTTGCCCAGGTAGGCGGAAACCGTGTCCCAGTCACCGCTGCCCATGGCCTCGCCGATATAGTAATTGTTCGAGTGGTGGGCGGAATGATAGCCCATCTTCGCCTCCAGCATCTGGCGGTCGTTCTCGATTTTCTGCTTCTGTTTGTCATAGGCGCTCCGGTAGTATTCGGTGGAGCGTGCGCCGCCGGAGCTGGCCATCTCGTCGGTCAGCTTCTCGATGGCGGTGGTCAGGTACTTGTTCGATTCGGTCAGGCGGTCCACCAGCGCGTTCACCTCCTTGGCGTTGCCGTGCGAGGAGAACAGGCCGAAGGTCACCGTGTCCAGGATATCCCTCACCCCGTAGAACAGGGAGCTGCCGATCTGCGTGAACAGTTCACCGGAAAGGATATTCTTCAGGATGCCGTTCACAGCGTCGAGAATGGAATCGATAAGGGAACTGACGATATAGCCGATGCCATCCTTCAGCACGTCAAGGATGGAAAGCACCGCCGCGATGATCTGCCCGATGATGCCGCCGTTTGAAAACGTCTCGGCAAGGGTACTGCCCACGCTGCCCATCACACCGTCCATGTTCTTCGTCGCCTCACCCAATTTGCCCAGTCCTTGGGCCACGCCCGCAAGTGAACCGGATTTTAGACTCTGGAGACCCTCGGCAAGGCCGGTAAGAGATGAAACGGCATTCGTGCTGGACGTGCGCAGGTCCTGTGCCGCCTTGTCGTTAGCCTCCGTCAGGGCGGCCACGCTCGCCGAGGCGGCGTCGAAAGCCTCCCCGGCGGTGGCAACCAGTTCCTCCGCCTCTTTCACAGCGGCGGGGTCGCCGCTTTCAGTGGCTTTCTTCAGTCTTTCCTGGGCGGCCGCCAGTTCATCAGCGGCGGCCTTCTCCCTTTCCTTGGCATCCGTCAGGTCACGCAGCGTCGTCTGGTAGGCGGCAAGGTCACGGGAGACATCCCTGAACATGTTCCGGTTGATACCGCCCGCGCTCCGGTCCTCCAGCTTCGCGATCAGTTCGCTGATCACCTGTTTGTCCTCGGCGGAGGCGTTCTTATACTCATCGGAGGCGGCATACTTCCTCAGCTTCGCCAACGTGGGACGCAGCTGCTCTTCAAGCAGCCCGCCGAAGTTACCGAAAAGACCGTCCCAGTCGATATCCGCCTTCAGGCTGGCAATCTCGGCGGCGGCAGTCTCTTCTTTCTGCTGGCGGCCGAGGCGTAATACTTCGCCATAGTTCCCCGCTTCCTGCGCCTTGCGGATTTTCTCCGCGTATTCCTGGGCAATAGCCAGCTTCTTCTGCTGGTATGTCCCGTATTCCTTCAGGTAGTCGAGCATCGACTGGCGGGCGGCGTCATTTTCCTCCTGGGTCACCTTTGCCAGGTCGCCGTCACGTGCCGCCGCGGCCTTCTCCCGCGCTTCTTTCAGGGTGGATTCCTGTTCATCGGTCAGTTTGCCCTTCTGCGCGTCCTTCCACTTCTTCTCCTGGGCGGCAAGCTCGGCGATCTCCTTGTCATAGTTCAGGCGGATCTGGCGGCGGCGTTTCTCGCCGCTCTCCTTCAGAAGGTCAATTTCCGACTGGCGGTTCTTCATCTGGAGTTTCAGGAGTTCCGAGGCGCGCTGCTCTTCGGACTGTTTCTCCTTTTTGGCGGCATTCGGGTCGGGTTTTGCATGGTCACCCAGGTCGAACTCCTGGCCGATATTCTGATACTCCTCCTGGAGCTTCCGGGCTTCGGCCAGATAGCCGTCGCGGACTTCCTCGGCCTCACGTACGGCCTTTTCCTTGGCCTTTTCGTTATACTCCGATATCATGGACTGCGCGTCTACCCGTCCGTACGAATCGCTCTGGGCCATGTAAAGCCCCATGCGTGCGAACCAGCCCATCGAGCCGTCCACGTCTTCCGGCTTGCTGGCCTTGACCTCGTTCACCTTCTCGTCCGCCTCGGTGGCCTTGTTCACCAGGCTCTGCACCTTGGCTTGGAGGAAAAGCATCTGGATGTATTTCTCACCCTTTTTCTGAAGGATGTCATACCACTGGGCGACCGTGTCGTAATACCCGAAACTCTCGCCGTACTTGCGGTTCAGTTCCTCCACCTTCGACTTTTCCTCGTCCTTCGTGCCTGTGAACTTTTTCAGGCTTGCCAACGTGCTTTCAATCTCGAAACGGGTCTTGATCATCTGTGCACGGCCGTCGGATTCGATTTTTACCATTTCCCGGGCTTTCTCCGCCGCTTTCTCCTGCGCAGTGGAATATCGGTCCCAGGCAACGACAAGTCCCGTGATAACGGCCGAAAGCCCCAGCGTAAGCGTGGCCATCAGGACCTGCGCGGCACCGGTGGAAATACCCAGAGCGACAGCCAGCCGGGTATTGGCGGCCGTCAGCAGGTTCTTCATCTTCACGACCGTCACCAGGCGGAAGGCGGAATCCTTGTTCAGGGTATTGAATACTTGCTGGAGCCCCATCGTGATGGCCATCACGCTCTGGACACGGGTCTGTATCCTTGCCAGGTTCTCGTTCTCCGAGGCGAAAAGCGACAGCGCGCCGGTGGCGGTGGTGAACAGCCCGGCAAGGCCGCTCACGCCGGACATGAAGCCCTGGAGGTTCGCATCATCGTTCGAGAGGATTTTCGTCTGGGTGTTCAGGTCGGCGAGCGTGTCGGAAAGGAGCGCGGCCTGCTGCGCCATCTTCCGGTACTCCTCAGTGTCCTGTTTCCCTTCCAGGCGCATGCGGGCCATGCTGTCCTGGAGCTCACGAAGCTGCATGGAAAGACGTTTGCTGCTCGCACGCGTCTTCTCCTGTTCTGCCTGGAGCCCGGCAAGGGCGCCCTTTTCCTCCTCAAGCGCCTTCTTCGCGGCGTTCAGTTCATCCAGGGCGGCCACCTTCGCCTTTCCCGGAGCGGCACCCTGATAGGCTTTCTCCAGCGACTTGATGTCGCTTTCAATCTGCCCGATGACTTCCTTCTGTTCCCGGATCTTGTCGGTCAGGCTCTTGCTACCGGCCGCGGCGCGTTCTTCCTCTAAGGAGATACGTTCGTATTCCTTACGGAGGTTACGGACGCTTTTCTCCGCCTCGCGGTGTTCCTTTTCAAGCCCTTCAAGGGCCACACGCTCTTCTTCCAGGACCTTGCGGCAGGCTGTCACATCGGCGGCAAGTTCCGCCTGCGCCGGGCCGGGCTTCATGTTCTGGAGCTGCGTTTCCATCCGGTGCAGGTCGGAATTCACCCGGTCGATGACCTTCCTCTGCTCCAAGATGCGGGCATTGATGGCAGCGGCGGCCTTCTCCGACTTCTCGGCAAGGATATCAACCGCCAGGCCGGCCTTGTCAAGACCCTTGCTCAGGTTGTCCTTCATCAGGAATTCGATTTCTACGGGCTTCATCGTTTACAGTTCTAAATTGCTTTGAAAAAAATTCACTATGTCACCGGCTTCACGGGCGGCGGATTCAGGATCAATCCCACCGTCACCGCCTTGCGGAACTTTGGAGTCAGCTACTGACCGGCGGACATAACGCGGGGCGTCAGACAGCATCAGGATGAGCGTCTGGTAGTTCACCTTCTCCAGGATGTACTCCACCGTCCAACCCGTGGCGCTCGCGATGTTCCAGATAAAACCGAAGGGGCTATGGGAACCTTCAAACTCGGTCCTTAACTCCCCTTCCTTCTTTGGCTCAGTCTCAGTTTCATCGGGTTCGCCCGATCGATCGAGCTGATAATACTCGTAAAAGACTCGCTGCCCATCAGGCTGATGAACTTCTCCAGGGCGCCCATCAGGAAACGGTGCTCCACAGCCTCACGCAGGAACCACGCCACGGGCCGGACAAGAAGACGCCGGCTCACCGGGCCGCGGCAAAGGGTATGGGCAACCATCCGGGAAACCTTGACGCCGTTCCGTGCCAGGAACTCCAGACGCTCACGCCCGGAAAAGGCGGAAACCTCCTCGGGGGAAACGCCCATCGAGAGGTAGAGCCTCACGATGCATATCTGGCCGGCAAGACGCGGGCGCCGCATGGTCACCCTCCACCGGACGGGGCGTTTCATGAAAGGCAGGCGCCATTCCTTCAGCGGAAGGGAGACACCCAGGTCAAGCAATGCCTCGGACGCCTCCCTCTGCACCTTTCTCGCTTCACGCTCGTCCATGCGTTAGCCCTCCACTGCCGCGGTGTCATTGATTTCGTAAGGGGAAGAGCCGTCCTCGGGCTTATTCACCTTCAGCTGGCATTCCAGCTTGGAAACCTCCGTCAGCGTCAGTTTCCCGCCGAGGTTCGCAAGGATAGTACCGTTCGGGATGGACATCGTCTGCCCGGATACGAACTTGATGGTCCAGGGACCGGAAAGGTTTACCAGTTCAATCGGGGCCTTCCACCCGGTCGGAGCATCCGCCGGCCCTACAAGCGTGCCGCCCAAAACGGCCTTGATATTTTTATAGTCCAGCTGGATAAGGTTGAACGTAGGAGATACCTGGCCGTTCTTCTGCAAGAGCGTCAGCACGGGAGCGTCGGGAACCTGCTCGGCTTCAATATCGACACTCTCGGGCTTCGTGCCGCCCCAGTCCCAGCTGCCCTTCTCGATCCAGCCGATAGTCATGGCGCCGAACGTAACGACGGCGATGCCATAAATGAAATTCTTATTATTTTTCATACAGTCGTCTCTTTTTTAAAAAGGTTGATAATATGCCGGATGCCACACCGGCGATAAAGGCAATGAGGGCGATTTTAACGGGATTAAAACGCTGTTTGAACTCCGTTTCGGAAACTTCTGAAACACTCACGGTATCGCCCCGGATACGTGTCAGTTCCTCCTCATACCAGAGGACCAGACGCTGGAGACTGTCACAGGTGGAGGTCACTACCAACGTGTCGCCTCTGGACGTCACATCCACGCCCGCCTGCCCGTTTTTACCATGATAGGAGGCACCGGCAGGAAGCGCCAGCAGGTCAGGAACCGGAATTTTCAACGTCAGCACCGATGCTGGGAGGCCCGCCATCACCAGCCCCCGACGCCCGGACCTTGCGCTGTCCGCGCCTGACGCGGTTTTCACCGTCGTCAAGCTCCGGGTCTGTTTTCGGGAGCTCGCGCAGCTCATGAAGGACAGGGCAGTCAGCACGGTGAAGGCAATCATTTGCCCCGTCAATAGCCTTGCGCAAACGCGCCATCTCTCTTCGTGTCGCACTAAGTTCTTTTTTTAAGGGTTCTACAATATTCTCGATCAGGATACGCGTGGCGTGCTCCGTGTTGTCTATCCGCACGGTCTCTGCGTCGGCTTTCGCCTTTTCCGCTTCCGCCTTCGCCTTCCTGACCGTGGGGCCCAACGTTACAAGGGCCGTCAGAGCGGCCAGAAGGCCGCCGCCAAATATCCAGTTCAAGAGTACGCTCGTGTCCATGATCACTTTTTTATGATTGTCTGATACCTATTGAAACAAGCCATTTCTGCACGTCAAAACTGGGGCAGGCTTTGGCCGCCAGTTCGTTATGCCCCACGATACGCACGTCAGGGAAACGGCGGTGGAAGTCTTTCACGTACTTCTCAAGCGCACGCTTCTGGCACACCGTACGCGTGTCCTTCGGGGTCTTTCCGTCCTTTCCGCACCCACCGGCATACACGATATGACGGCTGACGGAATTATAGCCGGCCACACCGTTGGTGATTTCCCAAGGGTCCACGTTCGCGTCCTCGTTGTTATCCACCAGGCGTTCCACGCCGCCATTCAGATGGAACAGGTCAGTATATCCGACCTGTTTCCAGCCGCGGCCGCCCTTTGATACCGGGTTCGTGTGCCAGGCGCGAATCTCCGCGCCACTGACTTCGCGCCCTTCAGGCGTGGCCGTGCAATGAATGACCAAATACTTCAGCCTACCCATCACGCACCGCCTTCCTCGTCATCAGCGGCCGCCTGGGACAACGCTATTTCAACCTTCTTTTCCGGATCAGCGTCCAGGCTTACCACAAGCGTGCCGGATACTGCTTTGCCGCTACTGTTCACACCGGCGGTAACTTTCAGCCCGTCATCGGTACCGACCGCCGTAAAACCGGCGGGGACGGATGTCACACTATAATCACCGGACGCGGTAACCGTCACATACTTACTCTCACCCGCGGCCTTGAAAGAAAGGGCGGAAGGGTCGGCTGAAATGTTACGTTCCACCGCCTTGAACGCCGGGTCGGTACGGGTGTCGAGCACCACGAACTCCTCACCGAAGGCGATTTCCGTATCGGCCTTCATAAGCAACTTGAAGAAGTACAGCTCGCTGGAGTTCATCCACTTGTCAATCTGAATCACCTCCTCGTCGTCCTGAAGGTTCACACCGGCGAAAAGATTGCCGTCGGCACTCATCGAGCAGAGCGTGGCCACGATAAGATCGTCAGGCCAGGAGTTCAGCGTCTCGATGGTGATACCCTTGTAGCGCTTCTTGTTGATGTCCGTCTCGCTCGTGTTCTTGTACTCGCGTTCGGTCAGCTCGTCATCGTACTTGTCAAAGTCGTCGATGCTCATCAGGATACGCAGGTTCGGGTTCTCGCGCAGGGCTTTCGGGATGGCCTTGCGGACAGCCTTCAACTTGCCGATCATGGACCTGTCAGAGGACGGTGACACCACGATCACGTCCGGGTCCTTGGCAGCCTGCGTCAGGATGCCGTTGAAAAGGTGGTCGTCGTCAGAACCGAACTCACCGTTCAGGTAATGCCAGCCCAACTCGAATTTCACGCTCTTGCTGAGTTCATCAAGCAACGTGTTCTGAGCTTCGGGAGGAAGTTCGGCAAACACAAGGTTGCCCTTCGGTTGCCACTTGCGCCAGACATGCTCGAAAGCGCGGGGGTTGAAAGTGGTGAACGCCATGAAGTCCTCCGGATCCAAAGATTTCTCCGAGTAATTGAAATTACCCTTCGAATCTTCCAGCGTCGGGTTCTCCTTGCGTTTCTGGAGCATCTTGCCGGTCTTGATACGCGGCAGGCTGATTTTCTTCTCGACACCGGGGATCACCATGATCAGGCCTTTTTCCACAAGGTCGTTCCCGGTACAGGCGAGTACCAGGATCTTCTCCAGTACCTCACCGTTGTAGTTGGTGTTTCTTACTACTATTGCCATAGCAAATATTTTTATTAATGTTTCAACTTGTCCTTAATCTCGGTCATGCGCTTGTTCCAGGGACTTTCATTTGTCGGGTCCACACGCAGGTCGGTCATGACTTTACGTTTCGGGGAGAGTTTCTCCAGCGCCTTTTCCCCATTCTCGCGGTCCTTGGACAAAAGGTTCTCATAGATGGGGCGGGTGGTGGCGTCAATACGCCCGTCATTCTCCGCGTCATCAAGCAGTTTCTTACGGGCGGCGGCTTCATCCGCATCCGCCTTGTCCCGGAACTCCTTCAGCTCACCCTTCAGGCGGGTGACTTCGGCATCAAGGCCCGGAACTTTCCCGGCCTCCGTTTCCAGAAGCCCGACTTCACGGAGAAAATCGTCATCTGTCACGCAGTTCTTGAACCGCGGACGTTTCTTCAGTTCGTCTAAATTCATGTTACTCTTGTTTTGTGGCTTGTGCAGCCGGTTATTGAATATTTGAAATACCTGTTCGGGGGTACTGTCCTCCGGAAGGGGGTCGGCATCATAGATACCATCGATAAGGCCCAGCGCCAGAGCTTCATCGGCACGCAGCCAGTGGTCCTTCCCGTCGAAATACAACGAGCGGATTTCCTCCTTGTCCTTTCCCATGCGGGCGGCATACATCTCACAAAGGGTGTCCTCCAGCGATTCTATCTCGCGGATGCACCCCCGCATCTCCTCCTTGTTGCCGTAACAGCCTCCCTGGACACTGTGAAGCATCAGACGGGCATAACGGCTCATCTGCACCGGTTTGCCGCAAAGGGCGATGACGGAGGCCATGCTGGCGGCGATGCCGTCCACGTAAATGGTGATGTCAGCCTTACTGTTTTTCAGGGCGTTGAAAATGGCGATGCCCGCATACACCTCGCCGCCGTTACTGTTGATACGAACGTCAATCCTGCCGGACAAGGCCTCGGCCTCCAGAAGCTCTCGGGCGATATCCCCGCTGCGCACATTGTCGTCATAATCACCGATGTCACCGTAAAGAAGGATACAACAGGCGTCTTTCCCGGGTATGATGTTGAAAAACTTTTTCATGCTTATAGAGTCTTTTGGGCGGGTATTCCCCGCGAAGTTTACGGTGCGAAATTAGGGGGATTAAAGCCGTTTTTCAAACCGCGTATTTATCATGAAGGCTTTAAAACGCTGTCATGGAGTTTTAAAGTGTCATCATGCGGCACGCGTTTTTTTCCGCCCCTTTTCCTTATCAATTTTGCACGTAAAAAAGGAGGCAATATGACCGAACTAAGCATGCAACAAAAAAGGGAATGGGCGAAGACGCTCTACCTGAAAGAGAACCTCACGCAGCAGGAAATAGCCGAGCGTGTGGGGGTGTCACGCATCACGGTGAACAACTGGATAGGCAAGAACGGATGGGAGATGCTCAAGACATCCATCACCATCACACGCGAGGAGCAACTGAAAAGCCTGTACCGGCAGCTGGCCGAACTAAACAACGCCATCATGGCCAGACCGGCGGGGGAACGGTTCCCGAACACTGCGGAGGCGGACACCATATCCAAACTGTCCAACGCCATCAAGAAGATGGAGACGGAAGTCGGGCTCTCGGACATCATATCGGTATTCTCGGACCTGCTCAAATGGCTGCGCGCATCCGACCCCACGCAGGCGAAGGAAGTGACGCCGCTGCTTGACGCGTTTGTTAAATCAAAAGTTTCATAGCCATGGCAAAGAAAAGACTTACACCGCAGGACCGCACGGCACTTGTCGAATGGGAGGAGCTGATCGCATCCATACGCGAAAATTCGGACATCAACCCTTCGGACACGGAAGCGGAAATACGCGCACGAGGGGAAAGGCTCGAAAAGGATGACGAGGAGTGGTTCCGGTATTACTTCGCCATGTACTATTCATGCGAGGCGGCGGACTTCCACAAGAAAGCTACCGGAAGGTTGATAAAGAACAACCGGTGGTATGAGGTGCGCGCGTGGTCGCGGGAGCTGGCGAAGTCCGCACGGTCCATGATGGAAATATCAAAACTGGCAATTACCAGAAAGGTGCGCAACGTACTGCTGATATCCAATTCGCAGGACAACGCCCAAAGGCTCCTACTGCCGTTCATGGCCAACTTCGAAGAGAACCAAAGAATCATCCAGGACTATGGGATGCAGAAGAAACCCGGGTATTGGGAAACGGGGGAATTCACCATCATGGCGGGATGTTCCTTCCGCGCCATCGGAGCCGGACAGTCACCGCGCGGTACCCGTAACAAGAATTTCCGGCCGGACTTCATCCTGGTGGACGATATCGACACCGACGAGGAATGCCGGAATCCGGAACGTATCAAAACCAAATGGAAATGGCTGGAGGAAGCCCTGATACCGACCATGTCCGTATCAGGAAACTACCGCATACTCTTCAACGGGAACATCATCGCCGCGGACTGCTGCATAAAAAGGGCCATTGAAAAGGCAACCGAACTGAAGGGAAAGGGCATCGGACACGTGGACATCATCAACATACGTGACAAAAACGGACTCTCCGTATGGCCGCAAAAAAACTCGGAAGAGGATATAGACCTCTTCCTCTCAATGGTCAGCGCGGCGGCACGCCAGAAGGAATTCTTCAACAACCCCGTAACGGAGGGAGAGATATTCAAGGACATCATCTACGGGAAAGTGCCGGCGCTATCGAAATTCAAGTTCCTGGTCATCTACGGTGACCCCGCACCCGGGGAGAACAAGACGAAGAAGAGTTCCACGAAAGCGGTGTTCCTGCTCGGAAAACTGGCCGGGAAACTCTACGTCATCAAGGGGTTCCTCGGAAGGGAGACGAACGCCACGTTTATCGGATGGTATATCAAACTGTTGGAGTTCGTGAACGGGAAAACGAACGTGTACTGCTACATGGAAAACAACAAGTTGCAGGACCCTTTTTTCCAGCAGGTGTTCCAGCCCATCATCAGGCGCATACGCCGGCAGAGAAAGATATCCCTATACATCCAGGGGGACGAGGAGAAGAAAACGGACAAGGCCACACGTATCGAGACGAACCTGGAACCGCTCAACAGTGAAGGGAACCTCATTTTCAACGAGGCGGAAAAGGACAACCCGCACATGAAGCTGCTCACCGACCAGTTCAGCCTCTTCAACCTGATGCTGACATATCCGGCGGACGGGCCCGACTGCGTGGAGGGAGGAAACCGCATCATAGACCGCAAGGCGCACCAGGCGGAAAAACCGGCCGTCATCTCCACAAGGAAGATGCGGGCGCACAACAAGTACAGACTGTAAACTTTAATACTTTACCCAAATGAGCAAATTTATAGAACTTACAGATTACGACGCGAGCATCCACCGCGAAATACTGGACGCGCTGACAAGGGAGGACAATGCCGTCGTGGAGATATGTGAGGACCGGGCCATCGAAGAGATGCGGTGCTACCTCTCCAAACGCTATGACTGTGACAGGATATTCACCGAGACCGGAAACAGACGGAGCCAGCTCGTGCTGATGATGGCCATAGACATCGCAGTGTATCATATTTTCAGCATCCACAACCCGAGGAACCTTTCAACCCTGCGCAAGGAACGTTACGAAAGGGCCGTCGAATGGCTCAGGGCGGTAGCGGCCGAGGAATTATCCGTGGACGGGCTGCCCCTGCTTCCCGAAGAGACAAGGGCGGCAAAATCAAATTTCCTCATCAAAAGCAACCGTAAACGTGTAAACCACTGGTAACATGAGTAAAAGACAGAAAAGGGCCGGAAAGATAACCAAAAGCGGAAACCTGCCGAGGCCCGGGCAGAAAGGTCCCGCAACCATCATACTGACACAACCTAAGCGCTTCGGCATAGACATAGCGGATTATATGCTGGCCATACGCGCCTTCGAGAACGTGGATTACTCCAGAAGGTTCAAATTGTACGACCTGTATGACGACATTCTCATGGACACGCACCTGACAAGCGTCATCGAGAAACGGAAAAACGCCGTGCTCTCCTCCGTCATCGAGTTCCGGCGTAACGGAAAGCCCGACAAGGCGGTAAACGAACAGATACGTTCACCATGGTTCCGGCGTCTCATAGGTGATATCCTGGACGCAAAATTCTGGGGGTTCACGCTCGTGCAGTTCTACCGCAAAGGGGAATGGGTAAACTACGACCGGATACCGCGCAAGCATGTGGACCCTATACGCCGTCTCATACTGCGCCACCAGACGGACACCACCGGAACATCCTGGGACGAATATCCCGACCTGCTCTTCATCGGGGAACCTGAAGAGCTCGGGATGCTCGCAAAGGCAGCCGTATGGGTGATATACAAGCGGAACGACGTGGCGGACTGGGCACAGTTCGCGGAAGTGTTCGGCGCACCTATCCGGGAATACACATACCCCACGGATGACGACGAGGCAAGACAGAGGGCGCTGGCGGATGCGGAAAGTACCGGAAGCATGTCGGTATTCGTGCACGCCCAGGAAACAATGATGGAACTCAGGGAAGCGGCGAACAAGACCGGAAGTTCAGACCTCTACGACAAGCTCTGCGAACGGTGCAACAGCGAGATATCGAAACTGTTCCTCGGGAACACGCTCACCACCGAGGCGTCGGACAAGGGAACACAGGCACTCGGAACCGTACACAAGGACGTGGAGGAGAAAGTCACGCTTGCGGACCGGCAGGACATCCTGGACGTGCTCAACTACAACATGACAGACATATTCGCCATGCTCGGGATAGACACCACCGGCGGCGAGTTCTGCTACCCGGAAAAGAAAGTCATAGAACCGGAGAAGAAGATGGCCATCCTCACACAGCTACGCACGAACTTCAACCTGCCGGTGGGAGACGACTATCTGTACGAGGAATTCGGTGTCGAGAAACCGGCAGACTACAACGAACTGAAAGAACGGCAGGAAGCCAGAGCAACTGAAATACAGGCAGCGAAAGAAAAAGCGGCAACCGCCAGAAAACAGGAGGACGAAGAGGAGGAAATATCGGAGACCGGAAAAGAGACTCCCAAAGAGAAGAAAAACGCCCTTAAAAACGCATATAACTGGCTGAAACGTTTTTTCGGGAAAGCCCCGGGGAAAGACGGGGCAGCTTTAGAGTGGTGATGAACGACCTCTACCGGTTTGAAAACAAGCAGGTGGAAAACGTGTTTTCTTTTGATGAAGAGGTACTGGGGAAAGCCCTGAAGAACATATACAGCAAGGACTTCCATCCCATGACCGACATCGAGGAGAACCTGTTCGAGGCCACGTGGAAAACAATGAACAAAGCCACCGACAAGGGGTTCGGGGCACGAAAGCCCGATGATCCGGATTATGACTTCTACCGCGAAATACGGACGAACAACGCCGTATTTGCCGCGTTCAAGGTACACCGGGCACAAAACGACATGGCGGCGCTACTGCTGGACGAAAACGGCAATTTAAGGCCGTTTGAACAGTGGCTGAAACTCGTCATGCCCATAGCGGACCACCAGATGGTAGACTGGTTGCGTACCGAATACGACACGGCAGTCATACGGGCGCATCAGGCGGCCGACTGGAGACAGTTCGAGCGGGAGAAGGATATCCTGCCGAACCTCAAATGGATGCCGTCGACATCAGTACACCCGGGAGCGGACCACAAAATTTTCTGGGGAACCATACGCCCCGTCGATGATCCGTTCTGGAACGAGCACAGGCCGGGGGACCGGTGGAACTGCAAGTGTACGCTCTCGTCAACGGATGAAGCGCCGACAGCGGTACCGGACGAGAACGGACGAAACAAGGCACATAACGGTCTGGAAAACAATCCGGGAAAAGACGGCAAATTGTTTTCAGACAAACATCCCTACATTACTGAGGCGCACCCGGGAGCCAGAAAAGCCGTGGACGCACTTACCAAGCGCATCAACGAGATGATAGCCGAAATGCCGGACAACCTGACGCTGGAGGAAAAAACCGACATCGCCC